AAAGATAAACGCCAACACCAACAAAATGCCACCAATCCAACGAATGAGAGGACTTATCAGTAAGGTTCCAAACATAATTTCCTCGCTAGATGTGCTTTACGAATATTCGCTTTATGCTCTTCGGATAACTTCCTACCGACCTGCCACGCACTCTTTTTAGCCCTTGTTTCCGGAGAGTTTTTAACACCTTTGCGTACGGCGCTCATTTTATCTCTTGTAGCTTGACTAACGATTTTACCTGTGTGTACCGCTTTCATTATCTGCTTAAGGTGTTCTGGCATAGGCGGCCCTTTTTTGCCGAGCTTTGCGTTACGTATTTTCTCTTTGATTTCATCGGTAAACTGAATTGCCCCACCAGCATTTAAATTGTAACAGTTAATTTTATCTGCAAACATAGCCTTGATTATTTTGATTTCGAGCGTGCGACAGTCTTCATAAGTACCTCGACCAATTATCTGACGCGTAAAGTCGTGAGGACGCATTTTATATTGCTGCAACATATTTTTAGACGAACAAATATACCCATCAGATTCCGCACCTTTATGGAGTCCGACATATAGCTTACCGTGCAAACGATCAGTCCAGCAGTATACAAAACTATCTAGTACGGTTCTAGGCATACTTGCATCTCCCAGTTACGTCGTTTAGTCAGACCCGGCAGAGGGATCAGCACCCCGCCAACCCAAGCCTTGTTCCATTTCGGTAGTTCTTTGCAGGCACCTTCTATATCGCCTGCGGCGAGCTTCCGAGCGGCGGTACTCTTACTTTTGTCACAAGCGATCTTGGGGCCGAGATTGTAGACAGCATCACCAAAGGCAGCCAGCACATTATCAGGTAGCCCCGGAACGCAACGCTCGACAGTAAGTACGGCGTTGAGCATATCGTTATCCAACCGGCGTTTACATTCCTCAAGGCTATACTCCTTACCTTTAACAACGTCCGTGGTGCTGCCATAGCAGACCGTCAAGACGCCGGGTGGATCATAATAAGCGAAGCGACGTAACCCCTCCATCGGCACGGCAATCATAGTCGCTGCCGCCACCGCTGAAGAAATCCGACGCTGCTTATCCGATAACTGCATTATATGTCTTTCTGTGCAACAAGCCGCGCAACAAAGGCCGCACTAACGGAGACAAAGCTCAACATAGCGAACACATTGCGAGGAAAGGCATCACTGAAGAACGGCAGTATGACCTCTAAACCAGAAAGTACACCGGCCAGAATAATGAAGCGCAGGCTCCAACTCCGACGGGCGATCTCTTTCCAGTTTGGATACAGTTGCATGATTAAGCGCCAACCCACTGCTCATTAGGGCGACCGGGCCAGACTGTGATGGTCACTGGAGGGTTGATAGCAATGACGCGCAGTTCCGCCCGATAGGATGTGAATTCGGCTTTGTTACTCAGGTATGGGGGGTTTTCTGGATTGTCAACATCGGGTGCCTGAGTCCAATCTGTTTCTTGCAATTCTTTCTCTGCCTGAAGTTTGTTTTGGTACTTGGCCTCTGCTTCGCGTTTATTGACTTCATCCGGTGTTGCATTTGTAACCGCCCACACCTGCACCCAGCCGACATACTTATCATCATTTTGATAGACCGGAGGCTTTTCTATGACGTTTTGCGTAATTCGATTGTAGTCCGGTTTTGGTGTCAGGCGCACAGGTACAATATTAAACGGTGCCAAATTAGCATCAGTGATGACAACCGGAAAAGAAAACGTCGGGTAATCTACCCGAATACTCATCAAGTCGTTATAAACCTTTTTGGTTTCAGTATTGATCCACATTATATGTTTCCTGTATTAGTTGAAGGGAACGCACGGGTGATCCCTGTTGTCCCTGACCAAATTATCCGGACTGCACCAGACTGCCCACTACCGCCACTACCTCGGGTTAAACTGATTGCACCGGTAGATATTGTTTGACGCATCTGACCGTTTCCAGCGCCGCCGCCACCACCATAAGAACCACCAATAGACCCACTAAACGATGTAGTTGTACCACCATCTAGACCGCCACTGCCCCCACCACCCCCTGTGGAGTATACGTTAGAAGCCGATCCATAGTTATATTTAACACCAGCAGCGCCACTAGTGCCTTGGCCTAAGACATCGACACCGCCGCCACCTGACCCACCTATATAGATATCATATGTATAAGTGCTTGTGGAGTACGTCCTATAGTTCATGTCAGCGCCACCACCACCGCCACCACCAGTTCCAGCCTGTGCACTGTTTCCACCAGCGCCAGCGTAACCACCAGCACCGCCTCCACCACCAGCCACTTCGCCCCTACCACCACTACCACCGGTACCAACGTACACAACACCACCTGTACCAGCAATCGGGTTTGTCGATGGTGATTCGCGACCAATTGATGCTGACACTCCTCCACCCACATGGCATAGTTTTGTTGTGCCTCGCGCGATGTAAGAGTCGCCACCATCTGTTTTTACACCATAAGTATTTGATGTGGGTCCACCAGCACCTACGACTACACTTAAAAATTCACCCGGTGTGACGGAGATATTATTAACGTAAGCCAAAGCTCCACCACCGCCACCTGCGCCATACATAAGAAACAGAGTTGCACTATTAGCAACGCCCGACGCCCCACCACCACCACCCCCTACACATAGAACGGATATTGAGTATGTGTCGGAAGGCACCTGAAATGAGTATGTACCGGGCACATCATAAGTACGTTGCCCCGCAGGGATACCAGATCCCGCAGCAGACATGAGAATATCGCGAATCGCCATGTGGACTCCTTAAGAAGCCGCTCTAATGTTCTTAACCAGCACTAAGCCGCGCCATGTAGTTCCACCGTCGCGAGTATAAAACCCAAGTACATCAGTACCAGCAGCAGATAATGTCGGAGGAATACCATCCCCCCAAGTCACACCAGCCCACCAAGAAATTACAGCTGAACCGCCGTTGGTCAATTCCACCAAGAAGGCAGATACTTGCCCCGAAGCCGCTGTATTGGAAACGGTTAAGGATGTTGCCCCGGAGATCGTCTGGGTAAAGTAGTTAGCGAGGCTCAGGTCGAAATTGTTACCGGTCGCGGCAACGGATGTCTCTTTTAACCCTGTTGCGGTAGGAGTAGTCAGTGTTTTGTTTGTCAGCGTTTGTGCGGCTGTGGTACCGACCAGATCCCCGGCGGGGTTAGTAAGTGACGCCGCCCAAGCGGAACCAGTAGATAGGGCAATACCAGCCGAAGGATATATCGCTTTTACCGCTTCAATGACGTTCGTACCGTCACAATACACATATGTCGACTTACCGTTAAGCACTGTGAACCCAGTACCCGCAGCGGTCTTGATTGTGACACTAAACCCACCAGCAACATTGTTTTCAACGATGTAAGTCTTTGGCTGATTAGGGCAAATAACTTGAGCGTTAGCACCGGGAGTACCAGAACACACCAAAACAGCGCATCGAGACTCCGAAGACTCGCCATCCACAACAGTTAGCGTATGCGCTGGAGGACTACCTACCCATGTAGTAATCGTAGCAACGCCTGTGATCGCCTGCTCAAACATTGATGTGATGGTGTCATTAACGACATCGCCCCACGTACCGTTTAGTTCGCCAGTAACGGGTAATGCGATTTTTAGACTTGGTGTGTATTGTGTCGGCATACCGTGCCCCTAAATAGAATGTGTTGATTATACGCTAACCCAAACCTCGTCCGGCTTTTGCGGCCATTCAGAGACTGTTACTGGTGGGTTGATGGCAATCTTTCGGACAGCGCTACGATATTTTAAAAAAGCATCCTGATTACCAAGGTAAGGATCTGAGTATTGCGGATTATTGATATCTACAGTTGCCGTCCAATCTGTTTGTTGAAGAAACTGTTCGGCCCGCTGTTTGTTTTGTTGTTGACATTCGAGTTCTCGTTGTGCAACTTCTTCCGGTGTTGCTTCCGTAACAACCCATGTTTCATACCACGCTCCACCAACAAGAACTGGCGCTCCTTGTGTGCAATTTTGCGTCATCCAATTATATTCGGGTCGCGAAACTGGAATTACAGGATAAATGTCGATTGTCGCAAGAAATCCGTCTGTTAAGTCTTCTGGTAAAGACGTATTCGGATATGCGTCCCGAATTTGAAACTGGTATTCGTAAGTTACATTTGTGTCTGAGTTAATCCACATGATTACATATCTCCAGTATTTGTTGATGGGAATTGACGGGTTGTGCCGGGCCAGATTATGCGAACTGCCCCGCTGCCACCTTCGGCGCCGCCAATGCTGTTAACCTCGCCACCACCGCCGCCGCCGTAATACCCTGGGTAAAAATCACTTCCGCCAGACCCTCCGCTACCGCCGCCGCCGGCAGCAAAACTTGTAGACGTTGCAGCGCCACCGGCGCCGTTTGATCCTTGGCCTAACAAACCAACTCCGCCACCGCCGCCGTTAAACGCCGAATTGGCTGGTTGTTGTAAATATGAACCGCCGCCACCACCGCCACCGCCAGACCCGCTATAACCAGCTGCCGCATTAGACGAATAAGCCCTATTCGTTGCGCCGCCGGCCCCAGAATATCCACCTGCGCCGCCTCCACCATGTTGGCAATACCCACCATTGCCACCGCCGTCGCCCGTGTAAGTGCCCCCAGCCACGCCTGTCCCGCTATTACCTCGCCCACCGCCTCCGCGCACGGTTGCGCTGTTGATAAAATAGCTGTCAGAACCATTGCCGGCGTTAAAACCGGAAACATATGGCCCGCCTGAACCAACGACCACCGTATATGTAGAACCCGGTGTCACAGGGATGTTGTTTTTGTAACCAAGGCCACCACCAGACCCACCTCTCCAGCTGCTTCCTCCGCCACCTACGCAGACGACTGAAACTGAAGTGACCCCAGCAGGGCAAGTCCATGTGTAAGTTCCGGGTGTTGTATAAGCCGCTTGTCCGGTTACAGGTGGCTTACCTTCCGCAGCGGCCATTAAAATATCTTGTGCGCTCATTACTTTATGTCCTTACCAAGCAATAGACCGGTCCAAATAGTACCACCATCATAAGTAAAAAACCCTAACACATCTCTTCCTGATGCGGTCAGCGTAGGAGCAGTCCCACCAGCCCACTTCATACCGGACCACCAAGTAATACTAGCGGAGCCACCGTTAGTAAGGTTAAGAATAATTGAAGCAGCAGTACCACTTGCTGGTACATTAGATACAGTTAAACTGGTTGCTCCACTAATTGTCTTGCTAAAGAAGTTGCCTGTTGCAAGGTCAATATTGTTGGCACCCATCGCCACTTGAGCTTCTTTAAAACCACCCGTCATATTACCGCCAGCAAGTGGAAGTTTGGTGCTGTCTGTCGCGCTACCAGCCGAAGTTGCGTAGTTGACCGACTGGGAACCGATGTTGCTTGTTGTAATCGCTGTTGAGGCTGGTTGATAATAAGCCCCATGCTGCCCATCCAGTGTGTCAGCATTTCCGGCAGATGTTGCATAATTCACCGACTGCGAGCCGATGTTGCTTGTTGTAATCGCTGTTGAGGCTGGTTGGTAATACGAACCGTGTTGCCCATCTAGTGTGTCAGCGTTACCAGCACTAGTAGCTGTAGCCGCATTCCCACTAATGCTAATACTCCATGTGCCAGAAGCATTTGTACCCGTCGTGCTAGGTGCACCCACGGTGTTGTAACTAATTGTCTGTGCAGAGGAGCCGTTAAATGTTGTTCCCGACGCTGCACCAGAACCGCCGTTGTTAAACGTAACCGAATTAGCAACACTGCCAGCCGAACCAGTTGTATTTTGGTTCAACGTCGGGATATCCGCTGCGGCGATTGCACGGAATGTGGGAACCCCCGCAGAACCGTTAGGCGCGGCCAAAACATAGTTCGCCGTTTTGCTGGCATAAGGATTTTGAGTGTCCCCGTAACCCGAAGCTAAGCTGATAGCCGGAGTAGCACCACCTGAAGACGATACAGGGCTTGTACCACTAACGGACGTTACAGTACCAAAGGTAGGTGTATAAGCTTCCCACGCTGCGCCGCCCGCATTAAGTCGAATTGATTGGCCTGCCGATGGTGTAACTGTGGTGTATGTATCAGCGGTGTTAGCGACCGGGATAGATTTTGCTGCGATTGTGCTAAGCCCTGTACCCCCACGTACAACTGGTAATGTGCCCGATGTAATCTGGGAAGTCGGGATCGCGATTGAGGTATTTGTGACGTTGGTAACTTGCCCTTGTGCATTAGTGGTCAACACCGGAACTTGTGTTACGGAACCATACGTCCCAGCCGTACCTGTATTTGTAAGGCTAAACGTGGTGTTAGTCAGGGTTAGTCCGGTACCCGCAGAATAAATCTGCGTGGAGCTTATTTGAGTAAAGCTGATCGGGGTGGTACCAAAAGTGATTGTTCCGACAGTGTTACAAACATAAGTCTCACCAGCACCAGTATTACCAGAGGTGATGAAAAAAGCGTCGCCATTACCAAGAGCATTCAGATCTTTTAAACCATAGCTGTCGGCATCCGTTGCGCGAGTCAACACCCAATTAGTAGAGCCTGAACCTACGGTCGTAACTGTGTAAACACCATTTTCGTAAGCATTTGTCTGGTTGTAAACAAGAACACGGTCGCCTACTTGCGCAACTACGCCGTCCGGGGTAAAGGCCGTTTGTGTACCCGCGTTGGTCAATGTAGCGCCGACGCCAGCGGTGCCGTTGTTATATGTAGCGTTAAGATTGCCGGTAGAATCTGGTACTTCATACTTAACTGGCGCGTGATATGTGATACCAGACGACACCAAATTATCGACGTACTGTTTGTTGGCGATATCCGTAGCACTTGCTGGGGTAGTAGAAACGGTACCTGATGTAATTGTGGCTGTATTAATTGTAGCGGTGCCTGACACATCAAGGTCAGTAAAATCACTCTGCGCGAGTTTATTCGAGGCGTCTAGCCACACACCTTTTTCCGCGGGGTACGTTACAAAAACATTTTTATCGCCCGCAGCAAAATCAATCGCGCTCCCACCGGTTGACGAAGCTAAAATAGTATCGCGGCTTAGGGTTGTACCCGAGGCTGTATATGTGCCAACACCAACTTCCCAATCGCTTGTAACCTTGTCTACGATGGTGTAGTACGTTGTGTTGCCATCACCGATAACTGAAAAACTTTGGTACCCATCAACCGCCGCGCCAAGCGTTAACGTGCCCGTACCAGTCGTTGTGGATATAACTTGAACTCTGTCTTTAAGTATCAGTGCCATACACTACCTTTAATTTAAGGTCTTGACGCTACCCCACTCTGGGTCGGTCTGCGTCATAAGGTTATTCCATACTACCGTTTGCGCGGTAGATACATTACCCCAAGCACCGGGGTCATAATCGTTAATGGTTTCCCACAACAATCTAGCTAACGCGAGATCTGCAATCGAACCCCCGTCAGAAACCGATACATTTAATCGCTGCATTACAAACGGCACCATAGCACCTGCGGCCCCACTAGCTATACTAGCAGATAGAATATTGTTTACTGTATCAACAACCTCCATCAAAGCCGCGGATTCCGCTACATTTACCGCTACTGTTATTTTACCAGTATTTACATCCGCGGCGGTACTGTCCACAGTAACTACGCAGCTAACCGTATTACTAGGGTCAACAACCGTGGCCGCCGAGGTATTTTCTGTGACGGCGCTCATAAATGTCGGTATACCGTAAATAGCTTGGCTTGCTGAGCTGGCCCCCAGAATAACCACCGCAAAATTTACCTGCGCCGTATTAACGGTTGTTGCGGATATAGAATTTACAATCTGGGCCATAAACTCTACAAACGCTTCGACGGTATTTGTACCTGCGGCACCTTCTAGCACTGTAGAGTTAACTTCAAACAAACTAGTCACAGTATCCGCACTGTTTACAACCTCTGATGCAATAGCATGGTAGATCGATAGCGGTTCGATTGTGGTAGCCGCGGTACTAGCAGCTTGCACAAAGCCCGGAAACTCGTAATCGGGAGTAGCAGTTCCTACTCCGGTGGAGGCCTCCTCAATTCGTACCGCAAAGGGGACGACAGCAAAGGTGAGTGTTGCCCCAGAAGCCGCGTTACTAACTACAACTTCGTAGAAAGTTCCGGCTTCTGAGGCGAAAGGTGCATCAGCAAACGTTGAGGTGCCAAACACATTATCTCACTGACATGAGCTGGTCTTCCTCAAACCAACGCTGTTGTGTATTCCCTAATTCATCATCCCACGATACGAGATATGAGACAACACCCTCATCGCTCATGCGAATGGATTGAACCGGGCCTTGAGGCACTACAGCGATCAGACGAACCACGTCACCTTTTTTAAACGTCGATGCCATGATTACTCCTTAAGCGTCAGCAAGGCTGAACTGATATTTAACATTCAACGTATCGCCACTTACAACGACGCGATCGCCCGGGGCTTCAAAGCTGGCAACAGAGAACAGGAGACCAGTGCTCGAGGTCTTATCCTGCACGTTACACAGGAACGCACCTTTGACCGTCACAGTGCCAGTAATGCTGAACTGCGCTTGCGAGGCGTCGTTGTCAATAACCGAAGGGTCTGCGGTGGTGGCAGTGCCAAATGTAGCGGTGGGACGGTTTGCACCTGAATACGCGGTCGTCTCTGCCCAACCAGCGTGTGAGGCTAGTGTGTCGCCAGCAGCGTAGGCGGTAAACCCTGCGGAGTTCACAAGACCGACATACCATGCAGCGGTGTATGAGCTACCCTTAAAGTACTTGGTATTCATATCCTGAAGGCCGGTGTTGACGACAATATTCTTCGCCTTATCCGACCACTTCAGGTTGCCGTCTTTATCGTAGCACTCGACGTAAAATGTACCACCACCAGCAGCGGTATTAGATGCGCCGAGATTGGCCTCGACTTGACCGGTTAGGCGGTCCGAACTTTTGGCTTTATGAGACATAGAAACTCCTTAAACTAAGCGGATAAGCGCAGATGAGCTTGTGAATGGGGGAAACTGAACAACAAATTCGGTGGTTGATGTCTTATCCGCCCCGAAATCCAAAACGCAGACAGCCGGAAACTCTAGTCCGTCATCTTTATATATCAAAGCACCACGAGCCGTCAACGCCGCTTCCCACGCTGCTTCAGTGAAGTTAAAGTAGGTAACGTTGTTTGTAGTCGCGAGGAGCGGCTCAACGATCTCTCCTCCTGCGGTGTATCCGATCGCACTAACCTCACCAGCATTGGTGTAGCCTTCTGTAGCTGCATTGAGGGTTGCGGCGTTCGTGTATAGCGCGAGGCGGTACACATCCGAAGTAGTAGGGCTAAGGTCGAACTCCCCGCGCAAAACCCCGCTTCGGAAGGAGTTACATGTAAAGTTACCTAGAAATGCCATTATCGCACCTGCATCTTGACTTGACCTTCACGGTACGCGTCACCGCGTTGCTTCGCGTCGCCCAGATTCTTCAACAGCAGCAGAGAGTCTGTGTACATCTTTTCGTACATGGCAACAACGTCAGCCTCACCCTTGATGAAACGGATCGCTTCGACGAGGGCACCATTCAGGAGAGCAGAATCAAAGTTATCACCGAGCCATGATGTACCAGCAGTGACGATAGACTCGGGGTAATAAAAGTAATGTAGCTCGACTTCATAGGCGTCATCCGGAGTTGGCCCCATAATAAACGACAGCTCGTTTGTGATGACAGGGGTAGGTGAATTTGTCGTAGTAGGGCCAAAAATAGCGTAGTACTTCGGCAAGCCAGTGTCATTAGGGGATGGGTACGCCTGACGGATGAAGTTGACATCCTTATTCAGCAAATACTCATAGCTACCATCGCCCGCAACTACCGCCAGTGAATAGACGGATAAAAAGTCGGATGGAGTAGCGAGGTACTTGTTGTCCGGTGTCAGTATGCCAGTCACATTCTTGCGTAAGTTGGCGATCTGAACTGTGTTGTAAATCTTCTGCTCAGCCTGTTGCGTGAACATGGCAAGCTCATCCGCCGTAAAGCTATTCTCTACGATGTTTTCGATGTTAGTACAGAGTTCAGCGTAGTTCACTACTTACCCCAGTTTCTTGCTGGACTTAGTGCCGCGAGTAGCTGCGCCGCCACCACGGGTTTGAACCGTCTGGGTATTCGGGACGCGATTAGGGTAGCCAGCAATGCTCGGCACCGGTACGTCCTTGATTTTCTTTACGATTTTCTCGGCCATATTAGCCTCCTTAATAATTGCTATGATGTTACCACAGTAACCGAATTGATTAGAAACCCGGTTGTTAAGTTGTTTGGTGTTGGTGTGGACCCGAACAACACATTTCCATCGTTCAAACCGACAGGGTTCCATCCCCATTGAAAATCTCTCGACAGCACGAGATTAGGGTCAGGACGCGTGTTGCGCAAGGCTTGCGGGTCAGTGATGCGGAGATTACCAACACGATATTGCGGGTGATCCTTGTCCAAACATGGGGTGCAGACCCGAATACCAGTAGGTGTCTGGTTTACAATCTGTACCTTCAACTCGCGATACTTGACCTTGCGACCACAGCGATCGCAGAACGCAATACTATTCTTGCCGGATGCGAATTGGCTACCCATGATTAGCTCGAGATGTACGCCCTACGTGGAACAAACCGCTGGGGTGCCTTCTCGCGATCCTCGTCCGCGGCCAACTGGAATGTTTCATCAGCAGCCGCCTTCAGCATCATAACGCGATCCGGTTGTACCTCGGGCTTCTTCATAGCGATCTGGTAAGCCAGTGCTGCGATCAGTGCTGGGACAAACCGGAACGGCATATCCACATTCAACGTACCTGAGTTACCAGCATCGTCGATCCGGCGCAAGCGCCAGTACTTCAGTGTGTATGTATAAGCGCCATCCGGCACCGGCCACACAGTAAACTGCGGGGTATTCAGACGTTGGATGTAGATCTGGACAGGGCGACCTTGCTGCGTCTTGTTGGGGATCGTAGCGTAGACGCTCACGCTGATCCGCGAGATGTTGATGTCCTGCGGCTGGCTATCGGTCGTCGTGCGAACGACATGCTCAATCAGATCAACAGTATCGGTTGGCAGTGTGTACGTGGCTTGCCCTTGAGTCAGAACTTGCGTCCCCTCCTCAATCGTCCACATATTAATGCCTTTGTTCGCCCACTCCATGAAGATCAAGTTGAGCGATCGACGAGCGGTGCGGAAGTCGTAACCAGTCCGCAGTTCTAAACCACAACGCTCAAACGCCTCCTCGATAATCTCGGAGATATCAGGGTTCCATACTGCTACGCCGGACGTTGTCATTGATTAAATCCTTTTAGCGAAGCGAGGCCACCAGCTTTACCGTTATAAAAGCTCTGAACGTTGTTATTGTACCCCTGCGCAGCAATAGCATCTTGAACCGCCTTGTCGATCGCGGCTTTGTTAGCTGCTTCGGCGTCGGCCTTGGCCTTCTCGGTTTGATATGTTTGCATGGCGGCATCAGCTTTAGCGATGCGATCAGATTTCGTTTTGTCCAACCCGCGCTGGACACCACTCTGGTAGTCCTGTTGCCAACCAGTCATATACTGAGCTTGCTGCGCTGGAGTCATTGTGGGTTGTGCACGAACAACCTGACCCGCCTGCGGGTTGAAGATATTCTGGTAGTCAACGGCGTACGGGTTGGTGTTGTAGTACGAGGGAGCTGTACCTACCGGACCCTGTCCAAATGACTGTGGGTTGACTTGGCCTTGGTAGCCTGTCTGTCCGCGCTCAGCAGTGGCAGCGCTGTTGATTTGATTAGCGAGTTCTTGACCCGACCAACCTAACTCTTTAGCCTTACCTGCCCAGAAGTCACGTCCAGATTGCTCCGGTGCTCGCCCCAGTGCTTGTTGGTATGCGAGGTCAATATTACTTTGAGTTGGCTGGACCATCGTGCGGTAATAGTCATCAGCCGACACAACCGGTGCTTGTTGCGGGGCGTACGCATCCTGCATACCCGCTTCTGGGGTCTGCGCCTGCTCTAAACCGTCTGAACTAAACCCACCGGCCATATCAATACTCCTTTGGAAGCCTACGAGTTCTATCCCGCTGCTTCTTACCAGTCCCCATCTCGTTTCCCCGAGGTGGAACCTTCTTTACTTTCTCTTTCCCACCGATTTCTGAGTCCAACTTAGCCAAAAACCGGCGGTCATTCAAGAGATTTTTCGACATATTACTTAGCCGGAACCATACCTTTTTTGACCTTCTTGCTGGCCTTCTGGTTGTTGGTGCGAGCTACATTGCGGCCTTCATCCTTGTACTCTTTCGAGCGGTTGATCGGACCTTTATCTTTAACTGGAATTGCTGGCATTTTAATACTCCTTAACAGACGCGACCGCGGCCAACACCCTTACGGGCTACGCCACCACCACGAGCATATTTGCTGACTTTACCGCCGCACTTCATTCCTTCTTTTTTCTCACCGGCAGCATAAGCTTTGGGCGAGAGACGGCCTGATTTAATCGCCGATGCCTTCTTAGCAGCTCCTGCACCGTGACCTTCGGACTTCTCACCGGCAACGTACTGAGACTTGGAGATTCGACCGCTTTTGAGCGCCGTGGCCTCTTTCATTTCCTCAGCCGGAGTTTCCTTACCACCAAACATTGTCTTAGCCATACCACCACCTTTAAATTTACGGCCTTTATCGGCCTGCATAAAGTCTTTACCTACGGATTGTTTAATTCCGAGGCGCTTTGCTGCGGCGGGATCATTAGCGACCATCGCCATCAGGTTGTG